AGCCTGTACCACGTCGTTGTAGGGTTCGGCGACTGACGATATATCCATTCTATCGGACATATCAGGTATTTCAAAGCCAAAGAACCTTGCAATAGAACGGAACGCTTCGCCTGCTAACTGTGCGAAAGCGGTGAGATAAGGCAATACCTGATTGAGTGCAGGTATGAAGATATTGCCTAACTCTCTTGAAGTCATATTCAACTGTTCTTTAAAGACCTTCATTTGATTGACAGGATCATTTAAAGCCTTTGCATACGCACCCTGTACCTGTGTTACCTGCGTCATTAACGCAATATAACGCAACTGTACTTTCTCCTGTTGCGTCAACTGATTAAAGTTTACGATCTTGTGTTGTGTGTTATCGTCAACGGCGGTTGTATTCGCCTCGATAGCACCTGTCTGTTCGTTGATAGCGAATGTCTGCTGACCGTAATACTTCGGATTCTTTGCAATATCTACGAGCTTGCTCTGTGATAAGTCCCAACCGAGCTTTCTGATAGGTTCAAGTCTGCCGGAAATAGCCGACTTTAACTTATTCTGTGCTTCTTCGTTGGTGAGGTTATAGAACGACGCAATATCATAGGATAACTGTGTCAAATTCTGCGACATATAAGCCGCCTGGTCGCCACCTACTCCAAAGCCTGTTACAAGCGTTTGGAAGATACCTTGTGCGTTCTGCCAACCTGCTATATCTATGCCTAAAGCGTCTCTGACTGTATTACCATACTTCGTGGCGTTATCAGCATACTCGCCTAAAGACACGGTAAACATATTCAAAGTTTTATTGTAGGTGAGTGCTTTCGATACGCTATCGCTGATTACGTCGCTTACTTTGTTGAACAAAGCAATAACGGCGGCTAACCTAACCGTCTTGCCTAAAAATTTATCTATGCCATTAGCCGCCTCGTTTGCACCGTCACCGACACCCTTTAATGCGTCTTTCGGCTTCTTGTTCTTGACGTTATCAACTTCCTTGCCAAGTTTCCTTAAACTGTCAATGAGTTTGTCAAGGTTTTCGACTGAAAGTTTAGCTTCTATGCCTAACTCTAATGCGTCAATCTTTTCGGCAGCCATAGTCTTTACGCTCCAAACTTCTTATTTATTTCTATCATTTTCGCTTTCATGTAAGCGATACCCTTATCCTCAACGGCTGATTTTTCCTCTTCTCTGTCCTCGTCATACAAAGCAAACGGTTTATTAGGATAGGGTTCGGGTTTAGGATGCTTATTAAACGGGTTGAATAAGGGGGAAACCCTACTGACCGCCTGATAAACGTATAGTCCTTGTAACCACAAATCTTCGTTTCTCTGTTTCCGTTCCAACATATATGCCTTGCGATATGCTATGACTAATTCGTGATCCTGATTATAGAACTCGTCCGAAGTCATACCCATAGCAAGGTAATGAGGGAGAACATCAGCAAAAATCTTACGGCTATTGGTAGCGGTTTGAGTATTGCTACCCTTGCCGCTACCTATACCGTTTGAGGACGATATTGCCGTTAGTTTATCGTCCACTTCACTACGTTTTTTGGGTTTTCCTCGTTATCTCCCTCTGTAAGAGACTTGATAGGCTCGTAGTAGAGGTCGAGCAAAGCGTCCAAAATGCCTTTCGTGTCGATCTTTTCAAGAAGTCCGTCCACGAAGTCCGTAGCGAGTGTTGCGTGATGTGCAAGGAAAGCACCTCTCCAAAGAGTTGTAAGCATATCAATAGGTCTTGTTGCGATAGAATCGTAGTTAAACCCTGCTCTCTCGGTTGCAATAACCGTGTTCCTTGTGTATTCAAGTGTGTAGTCCTTGCCGTCGATTGTGAAATTGATTGTTTTACCCATAGTTAAATACCGTCCTCATTCAGTATATCAAGATGCTACAAATGTGATCTTTGTTGTCGGAACGATGCCGACTGTCATTTCTCTTACTTCGTCAACGCCCTTGCTGTTAAGTTTGGCAAAAGGGAAGCCCTGCCAAGAGAACTTACCGTTGTGTCCGTCGGGCGTGCCTGCGTTATCGCCAAACCAAATAGCGAAATGGGCTTCTGTACCCTCGGCACTCTTAACAGTATTAAAATCCGTAGCGTCGTAGTTCGCCAGGAAGTTCAGCATACCCGAATTGTCCTTAACGCCGGGAACGTACCAATGTTCCTCGTCGGAAAGCGTGGTAGCCTGAAGCTGATTAGGATCGCCGAACAAATCGGGATAGTCCTTAATATCAAGCCACTTTGCCCAAGTTGTGCCGTCGTCTGACTTCATAAGGTAAGAGTGAATTGTACTTGTTGCCATTTTATTATGACCTCCTTGAATAAAGTGAACCGTCATGTCCTACCGTTGCGGTAAACGTGGCGGTGAGCCTGTATATTGAAGCGTTTGATGTATTGCTATTAGGAATACAGGAAACCATATTGAAATTGAGTTCATAAGCCTTGTCTTGTACCACTTGCATAAGTGATTCTGCCTCGGTCTTTTTGCCCTCAGTCTTGTTTGAAAAAACGTCAACGGTGAGCGTAATGTCACGGAACTTTTCGACGTGGGAACTGTCACGGGTATTCGATGTAGTGCCGTCGCCGGACACTACTATCGCCACCGTCGGGAAGGCTTCGGGCATATATACGAACTTGTTTAAAACATTGCAGTTTGGACTATTCGCCAGAATAGCGTTTGCAATGTCTGTGAATATCTCTCTCTGAATGTTAAACATATTCATACGAATACCTGCCTTACCAATGTCGGAATTTCGGGTTTGATCGCTATTATCGCTCTGTATATCGGCATATAAGCGGGTGTACCCCTCGATATGAGATTATGAGCGACAAACCAATAAGGTTGTAGACCTTGCCCCTTTCCGTAACTTCCTATGTCTGTTTCGAACTGTACCGCTTCGGATAACGGGTTATTGACACTTTCATTGTGATAAACACCTGCACCGAACTCTACAAAAACTACTTCCATCCCGTCAACATAAACCCTATTTCCCTGTGCGGAAGCCACCATAATTGAAGTGTGTGGTGTTCTGCGTTCAACCTGATGTGTTTTAAGGTTTATAAGGTCGTCCGTGTACGGAATAGCCTTTAAGTTTGCATCAATCTGATCTGCGAGCACGGCTGCAATCGTTTCAGCGCAAAGATTTGCTTTTCTCGCCCACTCAGCTTTGACCGCTTCGATTTCAGCGATAGCGTTTTTAACGGAATCTTTATCGAATAAGTCAATGTGAACGGTTTTCATCAGCTTACCTTTACTTTCCTGATTGCTGCGGTTACGAAGTTAAGCGACTTTGTGACCGCTACAACAACGTAATTGAACGGTGTGACTATCTCTCCGTTTTCTCTCGCCAAATGTCCGTTATCATCGAGTTCGATAGGCGTTTCTACCCAAAGAACAGAACCGACTTTCAAGTAGTCCTCGCCAAAGTTTAAGGTGATTACTTTGTCATATTGTTCAGCCATGCCAAACAACTGTAAGTAAGCCTCACCGCTACCCTCGGATATTACCGCTTCTTTTTCTTCAGGATCAGAATAGGAAATGATAGGCTCGGTATAGTTACCGTCCGTGTCCGTCCCCATTGTCTTACCCAAAAAGGAAGCGTAATAAAAAGTCTGTCTGTTCCTTGACATAGAACGCATATCAGAAACCCCCTGCGGTTGCCGTTATCCTCGCTTTGAGGGAAACGGGAATATCTGCCGCCTCATAGTGACGGTGCGTTCCGCCCTCGACGTGGATAATCTCGCCTTCAGCACCCCTCTTGTTCAACATATACAAGGCAATCTCGATCTGCACATCTTCGTACTTCTCGGGCATTACCTCTGAACCGTTGCCGAAAGGAAATGCTAAGTTGATTACGGCTTCTTCCGCCATTTTAAGGTAGGCATTAGCGATCTCGTCCGACGTTGTATCGGCAGGATCGAGCTTTTTTCTTAACCTTGCTAACTTTTCACTATCAGACAACATATCGCTAACCCTTCCTTTAAATCACTTGTCGGACTTCTTTGTGTCCTTTGTTGCCTTTTCTTCCTTCGCAGTAGAAGCGACCTTTTCAGCCTTCTTCTTCTCTTCTTCTCTGCGTCTATACAAAAGCATACCCATACGATCACCTATCACTTAACTGTGATCTTGATAGCCTTTGAAGCGTCATAGAGATAAGGTGCGAAATGGCTATCAGCCGTGATAACTGTTGACTTGTTGATGATGTCTCTGTCGCTCTCAACAAGAACGCCACGCTTCATAAAGAGGCGAAGAGCACCAGGCTTAACAATGTAAGCGTACTCGTGAGAACTTGCTTCCTTGAGCTTGTTGGAAACGAGAACCTGGCAACCCTGTACCATACCGACAACGCCCTTGATAGCGAGGTCTGCGGAAATGTCGGAAGCAGGAAGCCAACCCGTTGTCTTGCGAAGTCCCGTGTACTGCTTGGGTGAGATAAGGATAACTCTCGGAGAACCATCCTCAACGTCCTCGCCAAAGAGTTCGAGTGCATCAGCAATATCGCCGAAAGCGAGTGTGCCTGACGTACCAACAGTAGCCGCCATAGGCGATGTGATAGCGTTGAGTACGTTGATAAACTCGTTGTCTACCTGTGAAGCGATAGAAAGTGCGAGCTGCCTTGTAGCCTCGCCTATAGGATCACCGTAACCTGAAAGAACTGCCTCGTCTGTGATCTGTACGCCGTTACCAATCTTGTGAATTGTAGCGGTAACTGCTGATGCAGTAAGCTGCTTAATGCCAATGTCAGCA